TATCTGTCACCACATCCATCACACCCCAGAATGCAAGTATCACATCATTGAAGTTACCAAACAGAATAGTGTTAGCGGCAAGCTGTGAACTTGTGTGAACGTCATAACCGTTTGCCTGACCATTAGCCATTAAAAACTGAGCCGTACTAGCAGCCTTCTCAGTTGTTTTCATAGCGCCCATAACGCCCGCTGTTGTCACATACGCAAGCGACCCCATTAAACCATCCGCCGCATTTACATCGGTTTCAAATTCAACCAGCTCTGCCCATGTAGGTGTGCCCGGCGCAAGAATGGTTGATGTCGCAATACCCGTGGTATTGATTATGCCCGTTGGATTATTGGCCGCACCTGAACCAGAAAAACCGGCCAGATCAACACCCAGCGCAGCACCTAATGCCAAATCAGCCATTACCATATTTTCAACTGATGGAGCCGATTGCTTTAACAAGCTACGACTCATCGACGTTGCACCCGCTAATATTTTAGGTGTTAGTGATAGCGTACCTGTGCCCACATCAGATAAGGTTGCACCCGTATCTTCAGCCACAAAACCAAACGTTGCTGATGAAGTTTTACGAGGTATATCTAGATTACCCACCAAGCCCGGTAAAACCTGTGCACCTAATCGGCCCAACAATGCCTGAGCGCGCAAATTATCAATGAAGTTACCCGCATCGTGATCAGTACCAACCAACTCTGCACCAGTCGCTGCACCGCCAACTGTCATATTACGTTGTTGCGAGCGGTTTTGAATATCAAACGGGACAAAGAAACCTTTAGCATCACGGCCTAGCGTTTCAGCAATTGCATCTGAACACTCACGCTCAAAGCCCGCTTTTTTCCAGTCACCAGACGCTTGCGCATTAATGGCTTTAATAAGACTGAAACTTTCTTTTTCACTTTTTGATAAATCAAGATGCGTTTTAGGCGTTAAATCCAACGGATCAGCATTTGCCATTGCAGCCAGCACAGTACGCTGAAAATCCTCAACGGTTGTACCTTCTTTAATCGCTTTTGTTGATTCTGTTTTCAATGATGCCAGCGCCTCACCATGTTGCGCACCCAGCGCTGAAATCTCACGCACTCGCGCGGTTTCTTTTTCTTCAGCAGATTTGCGCGCCTCTTTTTCAAGCGCCGCTTTTTCTTCAGGAGTTAATTCCATCTCTTTAACCTCGATATGTTTTATTTGAATTGGTTTTTGTTCAGCCGCATCCATTCTTAAAGATAAATCAACGCCGGTTTCAATTTCACCAAAGTCACGTTTCCAGGCATCTTCAACAGCGCGACCAACACCAACAGAATTATCTGCAGGCACTGTGACTAGCGACACCTCTAAAGGCTCCCAATCACTAACGCGGTAAATTGCTTTCTCGTCACTTTCTTCTACTAAAACCATTCGATGCACAATGTATCCAACACTTACATTTTTTAAGATACCTGCTTTTACATCTTCAAATTTTTCACTCGCCAGTACACCCGTGCCAAAGCGAACCACCGCCGCGCCCCGCGAACTCTCAAGTGATACTTCATCCGTGATACCGAGATGCGCATCCCGGTCATGGTTAAAGAGCAAGGGACCACCGTCCTGCAACCGACCAAGGCGCACTTCAGCTTTTTCATGCCCTAAAATTTCGTCACCAAACCATCGCTCATAAGGCTCTTCACTTGAAAAGCTTAAACGCACGGTGCGGTTTTCTTCATCTACCTCTTCACGGTTAAACGTGGCAACACGAAGCTGTACACCTAACTTGATAGAATCAGTTTTTATTTGTTGTTTGGCTTGTTGATGCTTCATCTTCATCATCTGGTGCCTCAATTATGGGTTGAATGAAACCATCATCGCCGGGAGTAATCCCCATTGTTTCAAGTGTTTTATTTTCCTGCTCGATCTCACGCCATACTTCTTGCGGGTCATACCCCATATCGCGTATAACTTGTGATCGTGATATTAAAGCCTCATTAATTTGACCTTTAACACCGTTGAATTCTTTTTGTGGATCAGTCCATTTCCAGCGCCGTGGTTGCCACTGAACATCCTTATACTTATCTAATTTTGAAGCTGGTAAAGGTGAACCGGTTGCACCCTTAATAACACCAGAGAACAAACTGACCTTTAACCACTTTTGATATAACTGATCATGATACTGACCAATCAACCATTCCTGCAGAACCATCCACATATCACGATCAGACAATTCACCTAACCGCCCACTTGAATAATTAACGCCTTCCAAATCTTTTGACGCCTTGTGATAACTAATACCCCAACCAGCAGAAATACCGCGCAGTATCGTTTTATTAAACGGCTCAAAATCACCGTGAGGATATTGCGGGTCCCAACTTAAAAGCTCAGTGCCTTCTGGCACCTGATCAAAGGTTCCAGCCTCCGCCTCCATAATGGTATGACCATCCTCATCAGTACCATCCCCCACATAACCGTCACCCGTTGGCGTTCTTATAAAACCCATTTTCGCAGCACCGACACGCGCCGCAATTAATGCCGCCTCACGATAACCACCCAAATCACGCAAGCCAATCATGCTCGAATGCATCCAGGGGATGCCGCGCCACTGATCTTGATACATAGGCAAAAAGATATGCAATATATGTTCAGCATCAACACGGATGCGCTCATACTCAGCCGGGGTTGATAATCTGTCGCCAGGGTGTAATTTTCTTAAGTGATACGCAACCGGCGCGCCAAATTTATCAATCTCAACACCCATGCGTACCCGGTTGTGTGTAGGTCTGTAATCTTCAGTTGAAAATGTTTCATCTAAATAATCAGCATCAATTAACTGCACGGCAAAATTTGAATCATTTTTAAAACCCGGCAACATTCTTACCAGCGCTTCACCATCACGCGCAATAGTCTCAACTAATAAACGCTCAAAGGTTGCACGATCAAAACGCTTGCTGGCTTCAAACTCACCAACCTTGCCACTCTTTTTCCATGAAAGCTCAATTGCATCATTGTCTAACTGATCTAAAGACCCATCACTGCTTTTTGCACGCGCTTGAAGTCGAACACCTTTAGGCCCAATCACATTACTTTTAACTTCAGTTAAAAAACCTTTTGCATAATCATTGTTGTTACACAAATCACGCGAGCGTGCACGCAATGGCCGCAACTCCATTTTAAGTTGTGCATTCATGCTAGTGGAATCACGCGCCCAACTACTTAATAAACGGGTCGCTTGCGCCGCTTCAAAACCTGATCGTTTAGCGGCAGATTTTTTTATACCGTGCACAGCATGCCACGCTGCATCCACGAATGGCTGCAGCGTTCTTTTTAGTAAGCTCATATTATAGTTTTACCCGAACACTGCCAGAATGACCTAAACCTTTTGCAAGGCGCGCCGCGCGTTTTTCCTGCGCATACCAATTTTCGTATTTTGTTTTTGCCGCAATCAATGATTCAAAACTACCACGGGTCACCGCAAAACCATCAACGCTATAACTATCAGTACCTTTTGTTGCTCTAATTTCTAACGTTAGATTAATAGCATCGAGTGTTTTTTTAACATGACTGCGACCATCAACCGCACCGGTTGCAGCATTAGGTTTAATAACAATCTCACCACAACCAACATCATAACGCTCAGTTGTTTTTGTAACATATGCTTGATATTCATAATCACCCGCAACGTATAAAACAGAGGCCGCCGCCGTAATTGTCACCAGGTGCGTACTATCACCGTTATCCGTTGCGATAACATTTACTTGTTGAGATGAATTGAAAAATGAATAAGATAAAACCCAGCCATCCTCAGGCTTATAATCGCTTAAGTTTTTAGTCCAAACATTTGTGGACCCTGCCGTTATCTGCGCGGGCTCTGTTTCTGCTATATCTGGCATTTATTAATTTCTCAATGCTTATATTTATTTACAAAACCACGGCGTTTTGGTCGCTGTGACGTTTGTCTTACTGATCTGATATTTTCTGTATTCTTTTCCGGTTTCTTTTCTTCTGTATTTTCTTCTTTACGCTCAACGCGTTTTGCTAACGCATCCCAAACCGGATTTAATAACTTTAATGCCGCATAACCATAAACCCTGATATCCAGCTTTTCATTACGTGGCCGCATTTTAATCCACACATTTTTGGGCCACCCTCGATCATAACGGGTAACCACTTTTTCAGCGGTAAGCTGTAAAAAATACTCTTCATCACATTCTGAGTTACTTGCAAATGCAAGCGGAAAATGACAATAACCGGGACCCACTTCTGTTATTTTTAATCGTCGATAAACCAAACTTTTTATAACATCAACACCCAATATAAATAAATCAACGGGGCGTTTACTCACGCCCTGTTTCTTTTTACTAGGCGCTGAAACCATTGGCATGGTGCCGCCCTCTTTGCCCTTAATCGCATAAACTCGATAAGTACGTTGCCGTGACTTTACATAATCATAAACAGTGGTTGCTTTGTATCCTGAATCAATACAGGTTGCCGCAATCGACATTAGCGAGCCATTTTCATGACGATAAGTTGACCCTAAAACATCATCCAACGCTTTCCATACTTCTGGTTGATCTGGATCACCATAAATAACGCGCAAATCAATAGGCCAGCTTTCCTCACCGGGACCATAACCAAAAACCTCACATTCAAGACGATCATCCTGAACATCAACCCCGGCGGTTAAGACACACGCACCGGCAGGAATTTCCGCTTTATAATGCTCACGCCTGGCAATCAATGCATCATTACTAGGCCGCTCTCCACCTTCTTCAAAGGTTTCACCCAATACGGTATTAACCCAGGCCTGCAATAATGCCTGATCATCTTTTGCATCGAGAAATTCACGCACCGCATCAGACCAACTATACCAACCTAACGGAGAATAAAGCGCGCTTAAATGGAAACTAGCAACACGCCCATTACTTTCACCCTCTGCGATCCATTCACCATTTTCTAACATCCATGTTTTATTGTGCTCTGCGATTAATGAGCCGCATTCTTTACACGCAAACTTGACGGTATCCGGTAAATGTTTTCCCGTTGAATCTTTTTCCCAATTCAGTTGCGCCCATGCAATGGGTTGCTTATGTCCGCACTCAGTGCACGGCACATAATACCGGCGCTGATCACCGCCATCATAGGCTTTTTCAATTCGTGATAATTCTTTAATTAGCGGCGTAGAACATTTAAAAATTTTACGCGTGCGTTTAAACGTATTTGTACGTTTAGTCGCTAACGATATGGGATCACCCTCACCATCTACATCATTTGGATATGCATCAATCTCATCCATAAATAAATTACGAATGGGCATTGATCTTAAACCCACGGCAGAATTAGCGCCGGTTATAACCAGCACACCACCGGGAAACTCTTTGACCAGCAACGTATTGCCTGAGTCCCTTGATCTGTTAGAGTTAACTTTTTCACGCAAACAGGGCGTATCTTCAAGCATCGGTGCAATACGCTGTTTACTGGTGCGCTTTCCGGTTTCACTTGTGGGCAAAACCAACATGGTCGGGCCTGGTGAATGCGCGATAATAAAACCTAACCAGTTATTACCGCTTTCAGTGCCCGCAACCTGCGCGCCTTTCATAAAAACCACTTCTTCATATGGTGAATCAGGGCTTAAACAGTCCATGATTTCACGGGTGTACGGCACTCGATTTGTGCGCCACCTTCCCGGCTCAGCTGATGCGGTTGCTGAAAGCATCCTGTGCTCATCTGACCATTGTGAAACGGTTAACTTTTTATCAGGGCGTAAGCCCTCAGCAAAACCAACTAAATACGCCTCATTCGCCAGCGTTATCATTGGATGCTTTCGTTAATGTGGTTACAACACTGTTGAGTGCTTTTGTTATTTCTTCATCAAGTATTTGCGCAACAGATCTTTCATCTTGCTCTGCCGCAAGTACCGGTGCCAACCGGTCACTAATAGACAATAATGAATCACGTAAAATGCGAGCACTTAAAAAGGAATCTTTCTTTACTTTTTCAGCATCAATTAATTTACCGGATCGTTCCAGCAAGTTAATTTTTGCCATCTGCTCATTATGATGCTCACGCTTTGCGCGTGACTCTTTATAATTAACAGATTCCGATTCAACAGACTCTTCACTCTCACTGGCAGGTGTATCTTTACCTAGCCGCTCATGGTGACCTTCATCTGTCTCAGCATCCAACGCTAACAACGATGCCTGGTAATCTAATTTTTTATTAACTAAAACTAATGTACCTTTAACAACATGCTTATAAATATTTTGACGCGTACAACCAACCCGGCGCGCAAATTCAGCTTGAGACACCCACTCAACAGGTAGCAGATTATTGATATCACCTGCAATTACCTCTGTTGATGTACTCATATTTTTTTCAACTACCAATAAAAACAACACCCGTAAAACTCACCAGATGATGTAAACCTTATTTTGTAAACCTCATATTATTTTCTGTCACTAACAAACCCGCGCCGTGC